AAGATAGACTTGACTGGTGCTAATGCTCTGTTCTTAATACCCTTACCTAATCTAGTGGCAAAGTTTTCTCTCTTTGCTTCTCTCTCAGATCTCTCCTCTGCTTTTTCACCCTGTAAAAATGATTTGAATGCTTCCTTTCTTTTCTTATTTGCCTTCGCAAAGAATTCAGATATCTTAGATACTTTATTCTCAGCTGACTGCATCTTAGTTGCACCCTTCTTGGGGTCACCAATCTTTGGTGCAGTAAAAAATGCAGATTTATTTAAAGAAGGTCTTGCTTCTTCCTTTCTTTTCTCTGCTTCACCAGCAAACTGAGTAAGACGAGGACGTTGCTGCGGAACAAGAGCACCACCTTTTCCTCTGGTGCTACGACCTGGCAGCATCTTAGACGCTGACTTTGCAGTTCCTGCTGCTCTCGCTACGTTGCCGATGAGTGCTAGCATCAGACACCACCTAAGTTATACATGGATTGCATGACAAGGAGACTGACGTTGTTGGGATCCACACTTCCTAGTTCAGGAACATCACTACTTTGAGCAGCAGGAGCCTGCTGTTGTCCACCCCCACCAAGAGGAATGGGGACAGGAGTGATACCCTGAGATCCAGTTTGAGTAGAAGGGGCGAGAGCATTAGGAGATACTCTGGGACTTGCAGATTGTGCTGGTTGCAGTGCAGCTGCCTTCTCTGAGTTATCAGGACTTGGAGTTCTATTTACAGCTGAGACCTCACTAGCATCACCACCGCCACCACCAAGAGCAACCTTAATTGTTTGTGGATTTATCTGCTGATATGTATCCAGGAATTCTTTCTCTGCTGTGGTTCCTGCTGTTCCACCAAGTTCTACACCAATACATCCAAGTGTTCCGTTGCTTCCAATGTCACTGTGAAGCATGAGTCCACTTCTACTGCCGATAGATCCACTGGAATTATTAACAAAGGCACTCCAATTACCAATGCCAGGCAGTCCAGGATAAGGACCATGCTTTTCAAATCCAACCAACTTGTAATTACCATCAGGCATGGGAGCATTTCTAGTTGTTGCTCTGGCACTCTGAGGGACATTCATGCCAGCATATGTGCCACTGATGGCACTATAAGTCTTACCTACCTGCTTACCAGCAGCATCCTTCATCTTCAAAGTTCCTTCGACAGTATTGCCCGTGCCCTTCACTTCAATACTACCACCCTCAGCAGCATAGGTAGTACCATCCATTTTCTTAGGTCTATTTGACCCACCACCCATGGAGTTGACTGCCTCCATGAAGTCGGTGCCGAATGTATCAACAGCACCCTTGCTCATGATGAACTCACCAGGTGTCAGCATGGCAGGAACAACATCGGTTCCCTTAGGAGTAAGTCCACCACCAGCAAACCCCATACCGCGTTGGAGAATTGACTCTTGCATCAACTGCGAAGCACCAGGCGTCTTACCCTCCTGCGCTGTTTCCGTTGGAGTTACAACAGAAGCGTCGTCTGCTGCATCTAATTCTGATCTTCTATTTTCGTTTTGCTGAGAAGCAATGAATGCACCAGTGCCAGCAAGCACCGCACCACCAACCAATGCTGATGTTATTGGAGCACCCTTGACAACATTAAGTAAACCCTTACCAGCTTTTATCGCTAGTTTTGCCGTGATTTTTGCCAACTTAATTGACATCTTCAAAAGTCCACCAATTATTTTGGCAGCTGTCCCTATCAAAGTCTTAGCAAAACCACCAAGACCTGTGCCAAATATTAGGAACCCAGCAACAATAGCAGGCCAGAAGTCCTTGATAAACCTACCAATCGCATCAATCTTTTCTTTATTCTCTGGATCTGTGAACCAATCGATCAACTTGATCAATGCCTTGGCAAACAGAACCTTTAACAGTCCATCAATAATCTTCTGAAACAGATTATTGACAGGTGCCAGTGCCTTGGTGATTGGTTTGACTAAGAAATTTTTTACCTTCTCACGTTGATTTTCTTTCTTCTTCCTCTTTTTCTCCTCGTCTTTCTTTCTTTGAACCTCTGCTTGCTGTTCTTCGATCTCATTCATCGTGCGAATGTTATCGAGGAGATCATCTAGTCTCGCATCGAGTCCATCTACATCTTCATCATTACGAACCTCTTCTATAAGTGCATCAAGTTTTGCTTGAAGTTCATCTTGTTCTGTACGAAGATTATTAAGAAGATCATCAAGACCTTCTGGAATATCTTCGTCATCTGATACAGGTGATGCGCCATCTGATACAGGTGATGCGTCATCTGATACAGGTGATGCTAAATCTTCTGCCTGAGGCAATGCTTTTGGCATGAAAGTACTGCCAGTCAGTCTTGCCTGCCCTGTTGCAGATGCAGGTGCTGACACCTCTTCTTTGACTTTTAAAACTCTATTAACAAACTTCTCAAAGTCAATCTTTCCTCTTCTATATGCTCTTACACCTTCTTTCCTTTCATCTACTGTCAGTCTCTCACCATCAAGAGTTCCATCCGCTGCTATCTCTGAGGCATATTTTTCATACTTATCCTCACCAAACAGTTTCGCTGGATCGATCTTCTTACCGGTTCCTCCTGCTGGTAGACTAAGCATTCCGTTGTCTCTCTTGCTCTAATTTCTGTTCCTCAATATGTTGTTTCAAAAGTTCAACGTATACATCCCTTTCCCAGGGCATCATATTTTCAATCTCAGTCAATGAGTATTTATGATGCTGCATGAGGGCAAAGTTAATTCGGAAGTACGCTTCCAAACTCATGTGGGAGAGGGCTACGCGAAAAAACTAGACAGACCTTCCAGCACAACCTCACTAGATTTTTTAGTCTTGGGATTCTTAATCTTCACAGTGTGAGATAACTTAGGCATCGTGGTAAAGAACTTCTCGATGTCCTGAAACTGTTTCGTATTCAGTTGATCAACAAATTCTTTGATCTCTTTCTTGGTACAATCAGCAGCAGACCATGCCTCCTCCTCATTATAGATGGTCTCAATACAAGAACCAATCAGATCAAAAGTTTTCTCAACGTTCGATGCATCTTCACTGAAATCAAAGTTATCAGTAATAAATTCTTCCAGAGAAGGATACTTCAATCGCAAAGCAAGACCACTACCAAGATCAATGTCACGTTCGTGATCCTTGTCCTTAGTTACTTTGATGTCATCGATATTGATAGTGATATCAACTTCTGTCACACCATCATCTGGTGCGATAACTTTAAGTTCGATCTCTTCACCAACCGACTTGCCACGGATGTTGAGGAAGAGATACTCGATATCAAATGTGGGAAGACTCTCTACTTTGATCTCACCACGAACACAAGACTTAATAACTTCTCTAATTGCCTTGGTGATTTGTTTTTGATCCTGACTCTCCATAGCCAAGACCAGAAGTTTCTCTTCTTTTACTAGGAAGGGTCTATACTCAATCTTCTCACCCGTTGAGGGTAACTCCAAGTCATAGTATGGAGTAGCAATTTTTGGTAAAGGCATAATATCCTATACAATTCAGTGTTTTTATTTATGAGAGGTTATGCAAACCCATCACGAATGGAATCACGCACAGTACCACTAAGTGCCTGACTAGTGATTGGTGCATCGTCATTCGCCTTTTGAATCGGAGAACCACTCCTATTAACAAAGTATCTATCGTATGCAAACGTGACACTACACTTCATCACATCACTTCCATCGTAAGAAACAGGGATGGATGAGATACTACGTGGGAAAGCATTGACGAAGGAATAAAGAATGTCATTTCTCGTTTGCACATAGTCCTTATCAAATTTATGAAGATCAATTCTACACTTATATCCCCCTTGCTCCTTCGGATATTTGAATCGATAAAAAGAAATATCTGACATCTGATCTGAGTCAGTGACAACAGAATAATCACCAGGACTTGCGATATAATCCATCCATTGTTCAAAAAATTTCAGTGTCTGATATCTCGCATCGACATAAAAATCAAGAGTCAGATCATCAAAGTCTCTGCGATATGCAAACTTCTGACTGATACCATAATAGTCTTGTAAGTTCTCAGTGGTTGAGAAACTAGACCCTGGCAGGGAAGCAGTATTACATAGGAAACTCAGATCATCATAGTATCTACCACCCTGAGGATTAAACGCACTAGCAAAGGGAAGAGTTCCAATCTGCAACACAGCACGAAACTGACTGGTCTGTGCCAGGTGCCCAAAACGTTTGATGAAGTCGCTTGTACTTAGTACCCTAAACGGAACAGCACCTGCCATCTAAATACCTACCAGTATACTATACTATGTATGAGTTATAAGGGGAAATTTAAACCAAGTAACTACTTGAAATATAAAGGTGACCCCACTAAAATTATTTATCGCTCCCTTTGGGAGTTAAAGTTCATGAACTGGTGCGATAGGAATGAAAACATTCTTGAATGGGGTAGCGAAGAGATTGCGATTCCGTACATCAGTCCTGTTGATCGTAGGATTCATCGCTATTTTCCCGACTTCTATGTCCGAACTAGAACCAGAAACGGAGGGATTAAGAGGTACATTATCGAGGTTAAACCGCTCAAACAGACTGTACCGCCGAAGAAGAAGTCCAAAAAATATCTAAGTGAGATGAAAACCTATGCTGTCAATGAAGCGAAGTGGAAGGCAGCACAAGAATACTGTGATGATCGTAGGTATGAATTCAAAATCATCACCGAAAAAGAACTAGGTTTATGAACCGTCTATCTAAAATCTTAGACAAGAGTGGATTGAAAGATCCAGATGATTTGATGACAGATATTATGGAAGCCTTAGGTGACACTGAGTATGCACCTGACAGTGTAGGAGCATTCTATACCTTCATCTATCAGGCAAAGACACCAGAGATTTTATATGATGAACACCCTTTGGTGGAGATCGTTGACATCACACGTTGGGGATTCAAAGGGTTCAATTATCACTGGAACATGGTAAGAAACTACACGTTTCCAGAGATTATTGGTCCGATGTATAGAGTGAATGCAGAGGAGTTCGCAACTCTTCGCGCCATACCATATAAGAAACTCCGTGTAAGCGGATAAATAACTAAAAACAATACTGTGGCAAAGAAAAGTTCCAAGATAGTTGTCAATAGTAGAATCTTAGAGGTCCAAACGGACCTTGATAGTGGAGCTTATACTGTAAAATATAAAGGAGAAGAGATTGGAAGTGGCAGTGCCGCAGGTGGCGGTGGATTTGTTATTAAAAGTGGTGCTGCAACAAAAGAGGTGCTAAGTAACTATGAGGGTGGGCAAGACGCGCTTCAACCAATATTATATTCTGCAATCGAAAATGAAAACAAAGCGATCCTGAATAACAATGCATCAACCACTCAGAAATTAAATCTGAGGGACATGGGGTATGGAAATAAACTTGACATCAAAGGTGTAACCACACCAGCAGAACCAGATAACGATACAACTCCCGCACCACCAACAGGAGATGGAGAAACTCCTAATGACGCTGGTCCACCTGCAACACCAGCACCAGCAGTAAAACCACCAGAGGTTCAAGACTTAGGTGGTCAGCAAGCTCGCTATCCCGCAGGTCAAATTGATGGTGAGTATGATCACGTTCTGTTTACCATCGTTGAGTATGTGCCAGCAGGTCTTGGAGGAATTTCGGGGTTAGTTAGTGGTAAAGGTGGTAGACCCACAGATAGAATCAAGAGAAGTAGTCCAGTAGGATCTGTGATTCTACCAATGCCTAGGAACATTGCAGATTCTAACAGCGTTAGTTTTTCTGGCGACAAGATGAATGCCCTGCAAGCAGCAGGCACCTCAGTTATTGGCGGAATTCTCAGTGATGCTCCTGTCAAGGCAACACAAGCAGCTGTTGCAAACATTTCAGGAGCACTCGGTGACAATGCAGGACAACTTAAAGATACAATAAGAGCAAAGGTTGCTCAGGATATTGTTGGTGGTGGCAATGTCCTCACCAGAACAACAGGTGCAGTTCTGAATAGCAACCTTGAACTCTTATTCTCTGGTCCTGAACTGAGAACCTTTCAGTTCTCATATACGATGACACCAAGAAATAAAGCAGAGGCAGCAAGTTGCAAACAGATCATCAGGATGTTTAAGAAAGCAATGGCACCAAAACTAAAAGAAGGTGCTTTGTTCTTATACACACCCAACATGTTCTTCATTGACTTCATGCATAAGGGTGGTGTTCATCCATTCTTGAATAGAATCAAACCATGTGCATTGAATAATTTTGGTGTGACATATACGCCAGATGGTGCATACATGACGTATGAAGATGGTTCACCAGTAGCATACAATCTCTCATTCAGTTTC